TTAAGCGAGTTGGAATTTAAATATGATATCTATATTATCAGCGGTAACATCAACTTTTGATATAAGATTATTAACGATTTTCTTTTTATCTTCATAAGAAATTTTACTAATGGGGGTTTCCCCAAGTTCAGATTTAACTAAGTCAAATATCTCAGAAGTAGAAGGCTTATCAACTTCATTTATTCTTGCTTGAATTAATTTTTTCTCTCCTTGCAACATTTCCGTTCGCTTTTTTAAATCATCCATTGTAATAAAATCATTTAGATATAGGTCTGAGTTTTTTTGAATTTTATTATTAATAGATTTGAGTTGCTTTTGAAATCCTGATGTATCAACTTTTGATTCTTCTTTTATATTTAAAATTTTTCTTAATTTCTTATCGCTCTTTTGAAATCCGTTTAGTGTTTTTAAAACAATATCTTCAATCCATTGCATATCATAAGCTCCTGAATCACACTTCTTATTATCGTTATAAGTAGTCACTCCTTTAGTTTTTCTGGGGAATCTATTAACACATTGGTATTTCATTGTACGGCTTCCGTCTTTTCTCCTATGACCCAAAACAATCCTCAAAGGAGCGCCACAATAACCACAGCGAGCTATTCCAGAAAGCAGATACTTTGCCTGAAAAGGTCTTGGATTGTTGTTTTTTTCATAGGTTTGTTGTTGACGGGCTTCTAGTTCCTTTTGAACCTTTAAATAAGTTTCATGCGAAATAATTGGCTTATGTAACCCTTCAAAAGTGTTATTTTTATATTTTATATAGCCACAATATACGGGATTATCAAGAGTTTGCCGTATTGTTCGATAAGACCAAGGTAGTTCTTTTGCGATATGCCCAGCTTCATTAAGTTTATCCCTTAACTTAGTAATTGAAGTTCCTTTTAGATATTCGTTAAATATTTGTTCTACAATTGATGCTTCTAAAGGATTTATTTCCAATATTCCAGTTTCCTGATTGTGGGAATATCCAAATGCTGTCTTTGCCCACATCATAGATTTACCAGACTTGGCTCGTCCGATTTTTCCCATAGTCATCCGTTCTTTAATATTTTCACGTTCAAACTCATTAATTGCTGACAGAATTGTTAAGAATAAACTACCCATAGCAGAGGAAGTATCTATACTTTCGCTTAAGGAAATAAAGTCTATTTCATTTTTTGTAAAGACGTCTTTAACTAAATACAGAGTATCCCTTACACTCCTTGAAAGTCTGTCTAGTTTATAGACAATCACTGTATCAAATTTTTTTAAGCCTATGTCAGTAATCATTTTTTCCATTGCGGGGCGTGTTAGTTTTGAACCAGAAAATCCGGCATCTGTATATATTTCTGAAACTTTCCAGTCCATTGCCTCACAGTACATCTTTAGTTTATCTATTTGTTCATCTATAGAGTATCCTTCCTCTGCTTGGTTCGTTGTTGATACTCTGGTGTAAATAGCCACCTTTTTACTCATTGTGTTTATACCTCTTTTTTGTTAAAATAGGTACAGTAAAAGCGCTCGTTTCCGAGAGTTTTACTGCAAATGTGATTAAGCCCTCCTCCTCTACCAAAACTTGGAGGGCTTTTTTTGTTTTATGAATTAATTTTTTGTCTATTTTCGATAGATAATTGAACTAAAAATCTATAAAAATCTGAGACATCAAGTTTTTTAGGGAAAGAGAATTCATGAGTTGAAAGAGTTGTTGTTAGAGATTTGTAGTATGGGTTAGAAAGATAAGTGACATACATGTTAGTATCATCAAATCCAAAGCCAGCTGCAGTATAACGAACATCAACAATACTATCTAAGAAAATTTGTGTGATAGCTTTTTTCTGCCCAGTAACTCCTTGAGCGTCAATAAAAAGAAGTCGATTGTTGGTTACAATAATTTCATCACGAATCAATTTATAAGATGAAATAATTTGCTCATTTTCAACAAGCATGTGTGACCAGTTAGCTGTGGCAGTTTTTGTGCTTTGTGCTGATGCGTTTCCCAACATTCCTTGTAAGAAATTTCCAGAATCAGCGCCAGATACAGCGTTATCAACTCTACGAGTAGTATCTGAAATCTTATCAGATGCAACTTTTGCAGCTTTATCAGCGACTTTATTTAGATTATCTAATAATCCCATAAAAAAACCTCCTGCCTAGCTTTTAACGAGGTTCAGGTCTTGCTCGTAGTTTAATTTATGCTATGCCTAATATTTCTTGAAACTCTCTCTCAGCTAAGTCATAAAAAGAGTGATTAAGATGATAGGAGTCTAAAAAATTGTAAATATTAATTGACTCAACAATATCAAGATAACTAATATAATCAACAGCAAATTTGTGTATTTGCTCTTTTTTTATTTTTATATTAATTTCATCCACAAAAATTTCATTTATGGCTTCATACATTTCATTAAATTCTTTTGAAATAATAGAATAAGCAAAATCATACGGACAGCCTGTTATTTCAATGAATAAATTAAAGTGTGAATAATCTCCGCCTTGTTTCTCAAACATGTCCCAAAGAAGGAGTATTGCTTCTCGATGGGCTCGACTTTCGTTTGGGCTTGTTGTATCACAATCTCCACCTCTGTAATCATCATGGTTAAGTATATGTGATAATTCATGAGCGTGATCAAAAGGTCGTGCATTTTTTTCGTATCCACCCAGACCAAGCAAAGGGGCAACCCAAGCTACTTGATTATTCCAGTCCCCCAATCGGTAATCAATATGCTGATTCTCAATTTCACAAATCAGTAAGCTATTTAGTTCTTGTTCATCCATAGCTCACCTCTTATTTATTATTATTATTATCTATATCTTTAGCTTTTTGAGTAATTTCATCCCAACGGTCAGCAAACACAAGGCGAATCATCGCTTTATCTTTTTCTGTCAGTGGACGCCCCCCAGAAGAAACTAATTTATCCCAAACGGCATCATCGTCAGTATTGGCAAGTTCAGATAGGTCTATCGGTTCCATATTTTCACCAGTTTTATTATCTCTACGCTCAACAAGGTCTGACTTTTCAATTCCAAAATAATTGGCCATCATTTCAATTTTATCAATACGAGGATAACTTCTGCCTTGAATCCAGTTTCTAATAGTTGTGTAATTTATTCCAAGGTCTTCGGCAAGTTTAACTGAGTTTATTCCTTTTTTATCTAAATAATATTGAATATTCTCCGCCATTACCATAAGATTTCCTAAGTCTGAAGGCATATATTTTCTCCTTAATAGTGTTTAAGTGTATTTTACACTTTAATTGTAATTTTTTCAAGCATTTTTGTAGATAAATACAAATAAATAGTAATTATTTAATAAAAAGTAGTAAAAAAAACTACTTTTCTCTTGACAACTACATTTTAATGCTATATAATTAACTCATAAATAAAAAAAGAGAGGAGAAGCGATATGCCAGAGACTTACACCTTAAAGCAATTGCGAGGGGTTAATGGAATGACTCAAGATGAGGTAGCTGAAAAACTAGAGGTCTCAAAGTTTACGTGGGCAAATTGGGAGTCAGGAAAAACTGCTCCAGATTTTTGGCAATTACAAAAAATAAAAATACTATTTAATGTCGCTATTGACGACATTAAATTTTTACCAAAAACTAGCGTTTAAAACTACATTTTTGATATTTTATAGTATTTAAAACATATTTAAGAAAGGAATAGTAATGAATCAAATTATCAAAATTAAACAAAACAAAAATAATGAACAAGTTGTCAGTGCAAGAGAATTGCATAAAATTCTCGGAGTAAAAACAAGGTTTGCTGAATGGTGGACTCAAAATTCAAAACTTCTTATCGAACATGAAGATTTTGAGGGTGTAGTTATAACTGCACCCTATAACCCAAAGTTTCCAGATAAAGTTCAACAACTTCAAGACTATGCAGTTACTGCAGATAACGCAAAACATCTAGCCATGCAAAGTCAAACTAAAAAAAGTCGTGAGATTAGAGATTACTTTATCCAAGTTGAAAAAGATTTTAAAAATCAACTGGCAGCTCCAAAAACACAACGGGAGCTTGTTCAATTAGCATTATCTGCTAATGAAGAAACAAACCAACGAATAGATGTAGTTGAAACTAAGATTCAAGAAATTGAAGAAAACAAGTTGATTACTACAGAAGATAAAGGAACCATTGATTCTCATGTACGCAAAAAAGTAGCAAGTATTTGTCGAGACTTGCGGCTTGACCAACAAGCGAAAAGTTTACTTTTTCAGGATTTAGGCTCAAGCATTAAGCGTTTATTCAATGTCCCTAATCGAGGGCGAATTAAAGACAAAGATTTCTTGAAAGCTCTTGATTTCGTTGATACATGGGAACCGTCATCAGTAACGAAAGCGCAAATTCATCAACTTAGCTTATTTGACGAAACGGCTTAGAAAGGAGCATGAGATATGGCTACAAAACAAACAAACCTGAACCCAACAGTCACTTTTTGGTCAGAAGGGAAGACAAACAGCATGAATCAAGAGCAGTTTGACAATTGGAAAAAGAAAACTCCTTGGCCAAACGATTCTTTAAAAATTTTAGTTGATGCGGCTTTAAGTCGCAAAGAAAGTAAAAAGGAGATTGCATGATATTTAGAATTGTTGACCCTGATACTGGAGAAATTCTTGATAGGGAGTTCTTAGTAGAAAAAGAGGCTATACGGAATTTTAAAATAAAAGCCAAGCGCCTGAACGCAGTTATTCGTTAGATAGGAGAAAAAATGTTCGGATTTAAAACAGAAGAAGAAAAAGAAATTCTTGCTGATTACAATAATGTAGTCCGTGATATGAAAGAGTTGAAGGACCTGGTAGATCAAATGACGGTCACAATCGCAACACAAGCTCAAATGATTGATACAAGAGACCAATTGCTCGATGAAGCATTTTTAAAACTTGAATCAGCAGAAACAGAATTAATTATTCGTCGCAAAAATGATGAATTTCGTCAAAAGTTGGCGGTGATGAAATGAAAAATCAAGAAAAAACAATTAATCATCTTGGACAAGTAGTTTATCAAGAGTCAGTCGAATTTTATAAAGAAAAATTCTCAGGTTACTCAAAAGATTTTCTTCAAAATTCGCTCATCCCTCAGCTTTATGAATGGTCAAATGCTTATAAAGCAGCGGTTGAACTGACAAAATAAAAAAGCCCGCACGGGAATGCGAGCTAAAAGACGTGATGTGTCTTCTTAAAATTATACCTAGATTATATCACGTTTCAACAAAAATAAGAAACGGAGAATTTAAAAATGGCAACCGAAATATCAAACTATCTGAAGCAAGATAATATTATGCAACAACTTTCAGAAACTCTTGGAAGAAATTCAGCTCCATTAGTAACGAGCGCATTGACGGCAATTGCAAATAATTATCAACTTAAGGATGCTACACCAGTAAGTGTATATACTTCGCTTATGAAAGCAGCAGCATTAAATTTAACAGTTGACCCTAATCTTGGTTTTGCGTACTTAGTCCCTTATAAAAGGAACTTTAAAGAAAATGGCCAATGGGTAAATGTTACAGAAGCACAATTACAAATTGGTTATAAAGGGCTTGTGCAATTAGCTTTACGAAGCGGACAAATTAAGTCAGTTAATACTGGAACGATTTATGAATCTGAATTTAAGGGATATAACAAGATAACTGGAGAATTCACAATTGATGAAACGATTATTCCAGATGAAGATAATGACGAAGTAGCAGGCTACTTTGCCTATGTGCAACTTGTAAATGGTGGAGAAGTTAAGCAATTTTCAAGAAAAAAACAAATTGAACGTTTTGCAAAAAAATATAGTAAGGCTTATAGCTATGACCTTGATAACAATAAAAAATCAAGTCCATGGTCCACAGAATTTAATGCTATGGCAGAAAAAACTGTTCTTAAACAAGTTCTTAAATTTGTCCCAATGTCATTAGAAATGCAAGAAGCAGTATCAGTTGATGAAAATGATATGAAATGGGCAAAAGGGGTTGATGAAGTGACAGGACTAGAAATACCTGACCAACAGCAGATTGAAAACTTCGATAAAGATGATTATGCTGCGAAAAAGATGGAAGAATTAAAAGCTCAAAGCCAAAAGAAAGAGCCAAAAGAAGTAACTATGGAGGATTTCTAAAATGAGTGAAGTTATTGAAAACGAAGAAGTAAAAGATATCGAGATTGAGTTTAAGCCAGCTGTTATAAATATTCTTGAAGAAGAAAAATTCAAAGAATCTATCAACCGAGTCGTTGCAGAATATACTGGCCACGTTCCAAGCGTAGAAAATTTAACGGTTGATAAAAAAACTCGGGCGAGCTTGAATAAACTAATTACTAAGATTGAAACAAGACGTAAAGAGATTAAAAAATCAATTAATGTCCCTTACGCAGAGTTTGAAGGTTGGTACAAAAAAGCTATTGCCCCAATGGAAAAAGTCATTGAAACAATTGATGCAGGAATCAAAAAAATTGAAGCTGAGCAAAAAGAATCAAGAAAAAAAGTTGTTCATGAATTATTGGTTGAACTGACAACAGACACAGAAGTAGATTCACGAATCTTTGAAAACTTTGTTGATGACTGGGCCAAAGCATCAAACTTTAATGATATTAAGCCTAAAAAACAGCTTATTGATTCTATTACTTATGTCATTGATGGTGAAAAGCAAAAGATTGCTGAATACAAATCTGCAAAACAAAGTATTTCAGACTTTTGTTTCGGAAACAATATAACTAGTACACCGTATATTAGAATGCTTGATAGTGGAAAAACTGTCAGTGAAGTAATGTCAGCAATTTCTGAGGATGTTCTTTTCGAAAAGCAACGTAAGGAAGCTGAGGAAAGGCGCAAAGAAGCAGAAAAACAAAGACAAGCTGAACTTGAAAAACAGAAGCAAGAATATGAAACAAGAAAGCTTGAAGAATCGTTCAACGCTCTACCTTCTCATGTTGGTGAAGAAAACGCAAGAGCGTTATCTCAACCAGAAGTAGTTGAACATTTTAAAGAAGAATTTGATAAAAAAGCTGCTCAATCACAAATTGAAATATCTGGAACTATAGTCAATGAAGAGCCTGAAAATCTTCCTAACGAAAAATATATGGCAGTAATTGAAATTTATTTCTCAAGTATTGAAGAAAAAAATCAATGGAAGCAAGTCATGATTGATAATGGTTTCGGAGATTTTAAAGCAACAGAATTTAAAAAAATCTAAACCTATGAGCAAACTGCAGTCCTCACTAATCCTGAGCAGTAGAATTAGAAATAATTCAACTTTAAGCAAAACCATCTTGGGCGGTGGTTTCGTATTTAGTCAAAGCTGGAGGGTGGCGGAACGAGCCGTAAAGTCAATGAGTATTTAGTGTTTACACATAACCACTCATCGCCAGCTTTTAATTTGAAAAATAAAACTTGAAATAAATATAGCAGAAAGGAGAGGATTTGGCGTCTAAAACAAAGATATATTTTTGGCTAAAAATAGATGAAAACTTTTTTAAAAATTTAGCTATCAAAAAAGCCAGAAAAACTAAAGGCGGAGATACTTGGGTGGTCATTTATCAAAGGCTAATGTTAAGGTCTTTAGAAACAAATGGCATCTTATATTATGAGGGTGCTCTTGGAAACCTCGAGGAAGAATTAGCATTGATGCTTGATGAAACTGTAGAGGATATGTCCATGACTTTATCATATTTCAAATCAACAGGGCTGATACAAATTGATGACGAAAGTAACGCAGAAATGTTACAAGTGCCTGCATTAATTGAGCAAGAGACTAATTGGGCTAGGTATCAAAGGAAACAGAGAGAAAAGAAAAAAACTGAAAAGTTGGACAATGTCCAACCGTTGTCCAATCACTGTCCAACAGAGATAGAGTCAGAGTCAGAGATAGAGTCAGAGTCAGAGATAGAGATAGAGTCAGACGACGATGTCGGCAAAAATTCATTACAATCTCTTTCAGATTTTTTCTCAAATAATTTTCATCCAATTTCTCAAAGAGAACTGGAACAACTTAGAGAATTTGTAAATGATAGTAGTTATGAAATGGTTCGTTTAGCGTTAGAGATTGCAGTTGATAATAATGCACGTACTATCAAGTATGTTCGGTCAATTATCGTTAATTGGGAAAATAATAACATTAAAACCCCTGAAAACTACCATGCATTTGAAGCAGAGAGAAAACGGAAGTTTGCATCTAATAACCAGAAAAACTTTCAGCAGCAAAAGCCAGTCAAAAAAGCTCCTGATTGGACTGATGAGGGCAGATTAATTAAAGCTGGTTTCGATACAACTGGAATGACCCAAAACGAAATGTACAAACTAGTTGGAGAAATGGGGTTACGTAATGGATGACCTCAGAAAGTATTATCTTGAATTAGCTAGTCGAGTTTGTGACGGAATTACTCCGGGACACCTTGATGAATGGCTTAAATGGGCTAAAGCAAACGGGATATTATTAAGCCCATGGTTGTTTATTTCATCAAAGACAGGTTTGAGTGTTGCAGAAGTATCAGAACGTATCTCGCCTTGGCACATGGAACATGGAAAACGTGTTGAGGAGGAATGGGAAAACGATGCCGTTCCGTTATATAAATCTCCTGTCACCACTGACAAACTTTCGGTTGAAAAACTCCAAGAAGAACTAGAGAGTTGCATCCAGACTTTGATTGAAGCAAGCGTTGCAGCAACTATTACTCAAGATATTGTTGTGGGGAATCTTGTAGACAGAAAACTTGCAGACCTTGCTAAAACTCATAAATTGGCAGTTGACTATATTGAAAAAGTAACTGGAAAGAATATTGATGTTGTATTAGCTGAGAATGCAGCACTTGAAGCGGAGGAAGAATAGTGAAAATTGATTTACCAGAACTTGAGAGAAAGTTAAGCTATGGAATAAATTTAACTATCAAAGAATCAACAATTTTGCTTGAAAGCATGGAAGGTTTTATTGATGACAAAATCGAACTCCAAGAACAGCTTAACACTGCGAAAAAGCATATCGAGCATGTTATTGGAACGATTAAACACGATGGGCATTTAGGGACTATTCAAACAGACTGGATTTTGCCTGATTTAGAAAAAGTACTCGCAGTGATTGGAGGAAATGATGAGTGATAAAAGACAAGGTTGGTTAGCTGAACTTAAAGCAGGAGATTTAGTAATTATTGAATATCCTAGAAGCAGTTCAACAGTAAAAAAGGTAGATAAGATAACTCCAACGGGAAGAATTAATATTGAATCTTATGTATTTAATACAAAAAGGATTAGCTATGGGGTGGGATTATTCCGCACCGCGTTTGGCACAATACAGTACCGAGGCACATACAAAAAATACAAAGATTATAGAAAAAGAAGTGTTTTGGCACTGGAACTAAGGAATAAAAATTTCAAAAGTTTGCCATTAGAAAAATTGGTTAAAATCAAGGAAATTATTGAAGGGAGCGACGATGAGTGAAGAAATTCAAGGTTGGAGAGATATTATCCAACAAAACGGAAAAAGAGTTCAACCCCAGCTCACGATTTCGAAAAGCATTGCAGACGAATTGGATGATATTTTTAATGAATTTGTCAGAATAAAAAATAGTCGTAGTATTTGGGGTTTGTTATGGCGAGCAGAGGAAATAGATGATGAAACTAGAATGCGGTTAGAATGGTTACTACCAGATGAAAATCAAGTTAATATCGCTGTCGCCTACCTCGCAGGCAAAGCCCTCGGAGTTGATTTAGTGAAAGTGGTGGTGGGGATAGATGACAATTACTGAGCAACAATTCTATGACATGCTCAATGTTGATGAACATATGAATTTCACAAATCGAATTCAAGAACTTGTTTTTGATAAAAAAGGACGTGAAGAATTTTACTCTAAAATCTTAAATATCCACCATGACATGGGCATTGATTTCTTTAGAGACTATTTTATGGCTCATTCAGCCGTTTCAGCAAAAGGTCAGCATTATACACCAGATGCACTTGGTAAGCTCACAGCGTTGCTTGTAGGTGGTTCTGGAGGTTCTGATTTAACTGGAGCAGGAACAGGAACGCTAATTATTCAAAAATGGCAAGATGACCGAATGAATGCAGACTTTTTTAACTATTTGCCGAGTAACTATTGGTACCAGGCATTAGAATTATCAGATGAAGCTATTTCATTCTTGATTCATGCCTTTGCAATTCGAGGAATGAATGGTGTAATCATTCATGGTGATGCATTGGAAATGGCCGTGAAACAAGTTTATTTCATTCAAAACAGTGCTAATAATCCGATTGGTTTCTCAGAGATAAATGTTATCCCTCACAGCAAAGACGCAATGGAATTTTTAGGGATTCATGAATGGACGGAACAGGCAATTGAACACATTGAAAGTAAATTTCCTGACTGGATTCCACTAATAGAATAAAATAAGGAAAAATAAAATGAAAGTATATGTTTTAACCGCAGATACCTGTGATGAAAATTGGGGTTCATCAATAGAACTTTTCGGAGTATTCTCAACCGAAAAGAAAGCTAATAAACGAGCTAGTGAAATGAAATTAGATTATACTACCATATCTGTTATGGATATTGATGAAAATGAAGAACCAAGCTACTTAGGAGGATATATTGAATGACCGACAAACTAATATCGCTGGTCAATGACTGGTGGGGAGGGATTGAATGAAATCAAGTTGGAAGAAACAAAGACAAGCAACAAAAAAGCGCCAAATTAAAAATATAAGAATTGTTAAATTTTATTTAGGGGGCGAATGCTGGCTTTATTACAAAGAGTTTGAAAAGAACTGTCCTGAATGCGGTTATATAATGGGTTACTATGAAAATTTTGATGATTGTTACTATTCGTGCAGTAGATGTGGCTTTGAGGAAGAGGATTGAATGACGCTTAAAGAATTATTAGATTCGTACAATATTGAAGGCTCAGAGTACTATAAAATAGAAATTTCAACTAATAAAGTCAAATTTGGATGGAAGGGAAAATATCCATCTTGTGCATTAAGTTCTGACTTACTATATAGAGCTGTAAATAATTGGGGTATTGACTCTCAAAAAGGAGAAATATTTATCATTTTGGAGGACAACCAATGAAACTTTTGTGTAAGCTATTCGGGCATAAGTGGGAACCATTGCCATTTACAATGACTAGAGATTACTGTGAGAGATGTTTTATCGAAAGAGAAAACCCTCACGGTTGTATTACTGGCAATTTCAACCGCTCAGACCTTGACGAGTCAGAGAACGTGTTCCCTGAAAAATGGCTTGATAAACATATGGATTGAGGTGGAGAATGGGATTAAACGATATTGATTATATGGATTCCGAAATTGGGAGAGTAGAACTATCAGCACAATTTAAGCTTAAACAAATACATGATATTACAAATAGTCTTTTGGACAATAAAAATAGCAATAATAAGCCAATGAAATCCGATTTTACTATTGGTTATATGGTGGCCATAATTAATGTTATTGATTATTTGTCAAATAACGAAGATAAACACATAGATTGAACGCAAAAAAAGCCCGAGCTGACCAAGCTTGAGCGAAATTGTGAATTCTAACGTTTATATTTTTATGGTCTAACAAATTATATCATACTGAGCTAGGAACTCGCTAAACTCAACTGGAGGAGAAATGGGTAAATCATTACTAATTGCAACTGGAATTGTTGCTTTGTTTATGCTGTATGTTTTAGGTATATATTTACTAGCTAAGATTATCGGGTTATGGATATTTGCAATATTAGCTGTGATTTTTATTATAGTGGTCGCTTTTGGAATTAACTCTTTTAATTAAACAAAAAAAGCCCGCTGGCAACGGGCTCAATTAAAGGATTTCTAACTTAATTATACCACAAAAGGAGAATTTGATGAATGGCAGATAAGTTAGATAGAATTATTGGAGATTACTTGACAGGAAAGTTAGCAGCAAATATCAAAGCTAGAGAGCTTGATTTAAGGGCTAGAAAACCTACAGATAATCTTGGGATTAGAACACAATCATTTGGAATAGCACCGCAAGAGTCGGAATTTTTAAGAGTTGAGGAAGATGAACTCAATGGCATTCTCGGAAAAATGAAAAGGCAAAAAGAAATACTTGATATGTTTTGGGATGTCGAGTGTAGTGAGACGAAACAAGCTTTACTTCTTCATTATCAGCAAAGAATGACATGGTACGGAGTAGCTCAAGAGATGTTTGTAGGTGTTACTACATTATGGCGCTGGAACAAATCTTTTAAAGAAATGATTAGACCTTATTTGTAAGTGGTAAAATCGTGAAATGTTTTTGAATGATTCGTTGAATTTTACCCCGTGTTTTAAGTGGTATACTTATATCATGGTTTAAAACGACGAGCCAATACTCATAATTCTCCAAGTGATAAAAACTGCTAGAAATAGCGGTTTTTTTGTGTAGATTTTTAGAAAGGGGGAGAAATGGCAAAAGCTAAATATGAAGAATGGATTTTAGAAGAAGGATTACTCAAGATTCAAGGTTGGGCAAGAGACGGCTTAACAGAGGAGCAAATCGCTCATAATATGGGGATTGCTGTTTCAACTCTGGGTAATTGGAAAAAAAGTCATCTGGAGATTTTGGAGGCCCTAAAAAAGGGTAAAGAAGTTGTTGACATTCAAGTCGAAAATGCTTTGTTAAAACGTGCTTTAGGTTATGAATTTGTTGAAGTAACTAAAGAACGGATGTCATCAGAGTCTCAAAAGAAAAGGCATGATGGACAAAGTAAGCTTACTGAAAAACAATGGGCAACTTGTATTGATTATTTTGACTCAAGTTGTTGCTATTGTGGAAAGTCAGGAAAACTTACAAAAGACCACTTGCAGCCGCTCAAGCAAAAAGGTGAGTTAGAAATCGCTAATGTTGTGCCAGCTTGTGCTTCTTGCAACTCTTCTAAAAAAGATAATCAGTGGCTTTCGTGGTTTCAAAAGCAAGAATTTTATACCCAAGATAAAGCTAAACTTATTCAAAAGTGGATAACTTTTTCGTTAAGTATAAAGGAACTTTTTGAAGAAGAACCTTCTGAAAGTGAAATGGTTATCTCAAAAGAAGTTACTAAGCAGGTTGCACCAGATACAACCGCGGCTATTTTCTGGCTTAAAAATCGTAAGCCGAATGAATGGCGAGATAAACGAGAAACACAAATTTCTGGTGATATTGGGGTTCGTAATCCTATGCAAAACCTAACAGAAGAAGAACTTCGGAGGTTAGCAAATGGCATTGATGGAACATGATATGAACAAAATTCGTGAGGAGGCCCTAAAAGAGCTTGCTAGAAGAAATTATATTGATTATTTCTACTATGCTAATAACTGTACTTTTGTGCCGTTAAGACATCAAAGGTATATTGCTCCTTATTTGCAACGAATATCAGACGGTGAGCGTCTTTTTATTATCGTTGAATTACCACCTCAACATGGGAAATCAACATTCATTACAGAGTCTTTCCCCTCATATTATTTGATGAAGAATCCAGATAAACTTGCAATGGTTGTTTCTTACTCGGAAGAACTTTATAAGAAGTTTGGTAGAAAAAACCGAGAAAAGTTTAGAACTTTCAGCAAGGAATTATTTGATTTAGAAATCAGTTCTGATACTGCTAGTGTTTCAGAGTGGGGAATTGATAAACATTTAGGGCAACTTTACAGCACATCAATTTTAGGTGGAGCTACAGGTCGTGGTTCAAATTTACTTATTATAGATGACCCTATAAAAAATAGAGCTGAGGCGGAATCTAAAACTATTCGTGACAAAATATATAGCGAATGGCAAGATACCTTTTACTCCCGTTTATCAGCCGATGGTTCTGTAATTGTTATCATGACTAGATGGCATGAGGATGATTTAGCAGGACGACTTCTTAAAGAAAATAAATTGCCGTGGATTGAAATAAAAATACCAGCAGTTGCTGAAGAAAATGATTTATTAAATCGTGAAATTGGTGAATCTCTTGCCCCTGAAATCGGAAAAGATGAAGAGTGGGCAAGGCAAACTAAAGAAGTAACCGGCTCTCGTGGTTGGGCTGCTTTGTATCAACAAAGACCAACACCAGCTGGCGGGGATATTTTTAAACGGTCATGGGCTAAGTTTTATGTGCCTACGCTCGAAATGAAAGTTAAATTAGGACTTGGCGACGATGTAAAAGTTATGCCAAGTCATTTTGATATCCAAATGCAGTCATGGGATTGCACATTCAAAGATAAAAACACATCTGACTTTGTTTCCGGTCAAGTATGGGCGCGTGCTGGTGTAGAAAACTATTTACTAGACCGCCACCATGAGCGAATGGGGATAGTTGATACTATGAAGGCTATTGAAGTCATGACAGCCAAGCATCCAGAAGCTATTGGAAAACTTATTGAGGATAAAGCCAATGGTTCTGCAGTAATTGAAATGCTACAGAAGAAAATAAAAGGCATAGTTCCAGTAAATCCACAAGGTGGTAAAGAAGTAAGAGCGCAAGCAGTATCTCCTCTATGGGAAGCTGGCAATGTTTATTTGCCACATCCACTCTGGAAATCTTATAGCGACGAGATACTCGATGAGCTGACAGCTTTTCCAAATGGAGCGCATGACGATGATGTCGATAGTATGACTCAGGCACTTGTCAGATTAGATAAAAGGCCAGTACACACAAGAAGAGAAAATAGAACAACAGCATTTTAGGGAGGTGATAAATTGACATCTAAAATTATTAGTGGTGGGAAATCTGGTGGAATTCCCAAAGGTTTAAAGAAGCAGGCTGTTATGGCAGATGAAAGCAGGGTATTAGCTTCTGTTATCAAAAGCGAAAATGGAGAGCAGAGTTTTAGAAGAGATTTTACTTTAATTAGTCCTCCTTATGATATCGCTGCTTTGAGAGATGTTGTTGATAATAGCAATATCCTCAATCAATGTATTGAAGCTTATGCGACTAATGTTGCAGGTTTTGGCCTTGATTTGAGATACAAAATGGATAATTCCAACGAAAACGAGGAAACAAAAGCAGAGTGGGATGTTCTTACAGAATTACTCAATGAATTAAGCTTTGAACGCCCTCCTAAGGAAATCATCCAAGAAGTCATTCGTCAAGTCGAAGAATGCGGAAACGGATATTTTGAAGTTATTAGAAATGGCGTCGGTCATGTTGTAGGGATTGATTCAATCAAGCCTGAATTTATGACAGTTACCAAGCAGAATGTAGTCACTAATGACCAAGGACAACAGATTAAGGTTAGATATTTTAATTATCGTGACAACTCAGATGATAGCTCCGTTAATTCTGGTACTTGGTTTAAGACTTATGGTGATACAACGCCACTTGATACGAATGGTTCTATTGGCAATGGAACAGCAACTGAAGTCATTCACATTAAAATCGGAGACTTCCAAAGCCCGTATGGCGTTCCAAGATGGATTGGACCGCTAATTAAAATTATTGGTAATCGTAAAGCTGATGAGCTGAATTACCGTTATTTTGTACAAGGTCGGCACATTCCTCTGGCAATCATGCTTGAAAATGCTCAACTTACACAAGCAAGTGAAGCGACTTTGAAGAGCTATGCTGATTCAATTGGTGGCGAAGAAAATCAACATAAATTTATTTTGTTAGAATCTGAAAAAGTTTCGCCAGGAGAAGAAGCGGCAGGATACGGAGAAGATAAAAGCAAGCCATCAATTAGAGTTGAACATCTTGCTGATGTTTTACAAAAAGATGCACTTTTCCTTGAATATGATGAGAATGTCACTCAAGCTGTTTTAGGGGCGTTCAGGCTTCCTCCAATATATGTGGCAAAGACTACTGACTACAACCGAAACACTGCTGAGACTGCCAAAGAATTGACAGAGGAACAAGTTTTTCAACCTTTACGTGAATCTTATGCTTGGAGAATTAATTCTTTATTCAAAGAATATGACCTTAAATATGTTGAAGTTTATCTTAAAGCACCAAAAATTAAGAACATGGATGATGTTACTAAGTTTATTCAAGTTGCAAATTCTGCTGGTTCCATTGCTCCAAATGATTTACGCGGACCTCTATCTGATGTACTTGGCTTGCCTTTAGAGAACTTTGAGGGTGAGGAGTATAATTTACCGACTAAACAGTCCAACGCTCAAAATGGGCTAAATTCTGATGGTGTGAACCTATCTAAAGCTTATGGTACAGAAACAGGGGCAGATATAGCGGCAGGCATCCGTCAAATAATGCGGAGGGCGCGTGATGAATGATGCGGAATTAATTCAAAAATCGTTGGAACTATCAACAGAGGAAAAAGAAGAGCTGATTAAGCTTTTAAGGAAGGCTGGTTTTAGCTTTACTGAAACTCTTGCTGATAATATATCTGATATTGAACAGGAATTAGAGGATATACTTCAGGAAGATTATGAGCAAGTTGCGCCAATCTTGGAAGAGTTAGCTCAGAAAGATAAAAAACCAAGTCGGAAAATGATTCTAGCAGCACTTTCAGCTAGAGTTTTCATTAGTAAAATGTCCGAAAGAGTCAATCCAAAAATAAAACTTTCTTATGTAGCGCTTTTTGATAAATTCAATAGCAAATATAAAGGAAATAATGAATTCAATCCTAAAAGCCGTCATTCAAAAGAAATTGATAAATGGCTTAAAGGTTTACCGAAATTAATGGACCTAACTTCTAAAGAGAGGTTCATTTTTCTTGTTCAATCCTCGTATGACGAAGGAAAGGGCATTAAATGGCTAGAGCGTAACCTCTCTAAACTAGACGAGTTTGGACATAGTAGAGCAAGAACTACATCGATTACTGAGGTTTTGAGAATGTACTCAGGCTCTCAGTATGAAGCGATGATGTCCAATCCGAACATAGTCGGAAAGGAATGGAGGCATACTAGTGGTATAGGAGAACCAAGAATGTCACACGGACAGGCAGACGGAACAGTTGTTTCAGTTGATGATTTCTTTATTATTGACGGCGAAAGAGCGAGGTATCCAAGGGACCTTCAATTATCGCCAGGTAATTCTATCAGCTGTCATTGTTTCATGAATCCTGTGCTTGCTGACAAGTACACTAAAAATTAAACAGAAAGGATAAAGATGCGAAAGCTAGAAAATGTAAAAGTTACCCATGTTTCGTATGTTGATAAAGCAGCAAATAAAAAGCAATTCTTTTTGACTAAATCTGCTAGTGAACCAACCTTTGAAACGACAGTAAAACTTTTAACAAAGTCAGATGACCCTCAACAGCTAGTTTATGGAGTTGTCTATGAGCCTGATGTAGAAGATGCACACGGCGATTTTATGGACGCTGAAACAATTGAAAAAGCAGCACATGGATTCATGGAAGAATATCAAAACATCGATAAGCAACATGATTTTAAAACGAGTGCTGGAAAAGTTGTTGAAAGTTATGTTGCTCCAAGTGATATGACCGTAGGTGATACTACTATTGCTAAAGGAACTTGGGTTCTTGTAACAAAAGCTACAGACGAACTTTGGGAATCAATCCAAAAGGGAGAATTTACAGGATACTCTCTTGCTGGAACAGCTGAGGTTGAAGAAGTTAAGAAACAGACTAAAGACCGTTATATCAGGAATGAACCTTCAAGAAATTTAATTGCTGCGATTGATGCTTTTTATCAAACTGCAAATCGATTAATATGGGATGGCGATGAAGAATTACCAGATACTTACGATAGTATTATCGCTGAAGCCAATGAATTCATTGATGTGATAAACCAGTTAAAAGAAGGTAATGGAATAGTGAAATCAAAAGGACTAATTGATACAGTTAAGTCTTTTTTTAATTTAAAAAAACAGGAGGAAGTCGAAATGACTCAAGAAGAACTTAAAAAAGCTCTAGGTAAAGCTTTTGCACCAATCAATGATCGTTTGGAAGCTTTAGAAAAAGCTACAAAAGACCCTAAAGCTGAAAATAAAAACAAAACAAAAGAAGACGGGGAAGAAACAGCTATTGATGCGAAAGCAGTAGCAAAAGCAGTAGCAAAAGCAGTTGCTCCAATGGCTGGACGTCTTGAAGCTCTAGAAAAAGCTCGTGTCAGCAATGCTACTGAAATTATTTCAGAAACAGTTAAAAAGTCAGAAACACCAAGTTATGTTGATGCACTTTTCCCAATTGAAGACTAAAGGAGAGAAAAAAATATGAACAACACAGAACTTTTACAAAAACAATTTGCTGCTATTTCTAAAGCAGGTAACGACGTGACGCTTCGTTCTGACAATGCGCGTGCATTTGTTTTGGATGTCGTTTCTGGACAAGCAACTCTTCAAAAATTGCCACCTTACTTTGCTAAATCATCAACAGGTTCTATCGATAAGCTTGGTGTTAAACGCCGTACAATGCGCACGCATAAAGGAACAGCTACAACTCCTACAGGTTCAGATATTGCCGAAGGATCTTCTGTATCATTTACTCTTTCACCATTTTTCGTTGATGCATGGATTGAAAACAGTAATGTATTTTATACTGCTCAAACTCGTGGCCAAGATGTACGCCAAGCGTTGACAACTCTTATGCAACAACAATTTGGAGCTGATTTACAAGACCTTGCTTTTAATGGAGACACTGCCTCAAAGGATGAATTCTTGAAACAAAAGGATGGATTCATTAAAAAAGCGCAAGCAGGAGCGGTTGTTAAACTTACACCTACTGCGCTTCCAACAATCGAAACACTTACGACTGATGTTGTGGGAGGATTCGAAAGCAAATACATCAACTCTAACTTCAAGTGGTTTATGTCATTGAAAACTTCAACTCATTATGTTGCTGAAATCCAAAGCCGTGCAACTAATCTTGGGGATGTAGCAATTGTTAATGGACAACTTACAAATATTGCTGGTTTTGCAGTTGAAGTAGTTGATAACTTCCCAGATAAGGTTGTTTTATTCTCACCATTTGAAAATTTGACCCCAGTTCTTGGATATGAAGTTACAATGCAGACAGCTGCAGCCGATTCAACATCAATTGCTAAACAAGCAACTTATCATTTTGTTTTGACATCAGCTGACTTCGTAATCCGTGAACTTAAAATGGTTGGTGTTGTTACGGTGACACCCTGATGTTCCCCAAGAACCAACTGGGGTAACGTTGGATAAAACAACTGCAAGCTTAGCTGTTGGTGGAACTCAAAAATTAACTGCTACAGTTGCTCCTGATAACGCAGACGATAAAACTGTAACATTTAGTTCTAATAATATTGCTATTGCGACAGTCACTCCTGTTCAAGGAACTGTTACTGCCGTTGCAGAAGGAAAAGCAACAATTACAGCCACAACTTCAAATGGTAAAACTGCAACATGCGAGATTACCGTAACTCATGCGTGATTACCGTAACTGCTAAATAATTCTAAATAAAAAGGGTGGTTTATGCCACTCTTTTTTTTGGAAAGGAGGTCAAATGGAATATGTAGATAAAACTTACTATGATGAATCTTATAAAGGAGAATCAATAGCAAATGATGGATTTCCAAAATTTAATAAACGCTCTCAGGATATCATTGATTCTTTGACAAATTATAAAATACCTCAAATTGGATTTGATAATTTAAAAACAAATGTCCAAGAGTTAATTAAAAAGGCTGTTTGTGCTCAAATTGAATACTTCAAAGTTGAAGGTATTGAATCAAATATAAACGGCGTCAGTTCATCATCTCAAAGCGTTTCTATTTCTGGGTTTAGTTATTCTTCAAGCCAACCTTCTTCAAGCAGGCAGACAAACAGAGTATCTCCCAGTACATTAATGTATCTGGAAGGAACGGGTCTTTTAGTCAAAAAGGAGGTAAAAATAAGTGTTATTTGAACCAATCCCGAAAAGACTGCTGATTCATGAAGTAACCTACACAGAGCCGTCAAACGTTGGCGATGGTTCTATGGGAGGTGGCTCTAAGCCTAAAAGTACAGTAATTAAGAATGTACGATTTACTCCAACTCGAAAGAAAGTGACTAAATCGGACAATACAGAAGCATATACAAATGGCATTCTGTTTATTGATTCAGTAAACTCTAGCCCTTTCATTGAAATTAATGAGGGAGGAAAGATAGCTTTTAAAAATAAGAAGTTAAATATTATTGGCTGTCTTGAAGCTTATACTGACCAAGGAACCCCTCATCATTTGGAGGTACAGTTACAATGAGTGTTAAATTTAAAGGAAACTTTAACCGAGTTGATAGAGCAATTAAAAAAGCACTCAATCCAACAAGCGTAGAGTTTGCTAAAAAAGCCAATAAGTATGTCAAAAAAGATACTGGAGCAACTGAATCGAGCGTTTGGAGCGCTAGTAACTTTGATAAAGGGCAAGTAATATGGGATACAGATTATGCTGCTTATGCCTATTACATTGGTACCCCATCTAAGGAACATAATCCAGATGCCGAGCAGAGGTGGGGAGAAGTTGCAAAGTCACGAGACATGGAAGATATTAGAAGAGTTGCTCAAAATGCTATTAAGGAGAATCTTTGATGGATATATTTTCAGTTCTTTCTAATCGTTTGCGAACTTTACAACTAGAAACGCCACGATTAACCGATAGCGGCCGCCAAATTATCCAAGAGGATAATCCTCCACAAGATAATGAGCGTGACATATCGCTTCAATCTGTGGCGTCTGGACAAGGAATAAAAGACCTTTCTCTTGGTAGGGAAATGTCTGTTTTAGTCCAAGTCACAATAAAAAACACTGACCAATTGCAAGCTTACAATGATGCATGGAAGATAGCCAATGATTTTGATAGATTACCTCGTTATGAAAATAATGAATTGGTAACTCTTGAATCAGGAGATGGCTCTTTTTTCTTTGATTCTAGTTCCGTTTATACTCAACCAAGAAATCTTGGAAAACAAGAACATGATGCCTATCTTTATGTTTTAACGCTTGCACTAAATATTAGAAAATAAGGAGAAAAAAATGACTTATACAGGATTTGCTTTAAATTACCTCAATAAGTACGAAATTGGAGAAGCAGGAACTGTTGCCCCTGGCACAGGTAAGGTAACACCACCTAGCAAACTTTATGAACTAGCTGAAGGCATTCAATCTGTCGATCTAAAAAATGATGAAGATTCATCGGATTATTCTTACTACGCTGATAAAGGCGGTAAGCAAACGAATATTTCATCTGTTTCGACAAGCTATGCATTTAAAGGTCACCGCCGATATGCTGATAGTGATGCACAATCGTTTATTCGCGAACGACTTGCTAAAACAGGTCAAGACCGTGTTGTCTATTTCAAACATACAGAACCAGACGGGCGAATTCTTTCTGGTAATGCCACTCTTTCAGGAATCGTTCATGGTGGCGGGGATGCCGGTGAGCGCGGTAACTTTGAAGCAACTATCACTTTCAATGGTTTGCCAGATGATTCAAAATCTTTGGGCGTGTAATACATACATAAAGCTAGAGGGGATTCCTTCTAGCTTTTATTTTTTAAGGAGAAAAAATGGCAAAAAAACAAAATGAAATCGTAGTTGAACTCAAGAAAAACGTCATCCCTACTCGTGTTTTTGGAATCAAGTTCGAAATTAAAATGGGTACTCGATATTTAAAAAAATATACAGAAGAGCTTCCTAAAATTAATGAGCAAATTGAGAGCAAGCGAAAAGAAGTCAAGATTTTAGAGGGTAAAAATGACCTTAAAGCATTATTTGAATTGCTTGAGTTTATTAAATCAAAAATTCAAGAATATACAGATTTAATTTTGGGTGATGGTGCTTTTGAAAAACTCTATGATGTTGCAGATGAAGATTTATTTGTAGTTGAAGAAGGAATGCGTCAAGTAACAGAGCAGTTCCAATTAATTCAAACAAAATCTAAAGCTCAATCATTTATTGACGGTAAAAAACGTTAAGACAGGAGGCTTTACATGGTACTTTCTCTTTCATGGAGTCAGCCAGATGTAATTGAAGCCAAAACTGCTGATTATGAAGTTGTAATGGATTTTTCACGAGTTCTGAGGTTATTTGAGCTTTATAAGCAAGATGATATCGATGTATCTGAAAAACTGTTCATTACCATTGAAATGTTCTTTTTAACGCCTATTAATGAGATACCAGAGGAAGACTTTCAGCCAATACTTGAAGGATTAACACAAAAGATAATTGGTGATAATTCTAGGGAAGAAACAGTTGAGAGAGATATGAAAGGAAATATCCTCGAAGAAGAGAAGAAATTTTATGACTTTGAGGAAGACGCTGATTATATCTTTGCTTCATTTATGCAAGATTATGGAATTGATTTAATAAAAGAGCGTGAGAAATCCAATTATTACTGGAATAAAGTTCAGTCTGGAAAGATGTCGCTTGAAAAATTCAGAAATCATACCATGAGTTGGGATAAGTTTAACGCTCTCCTAACTGGGTTGTCGGAAACTTCTAAGTTTAGGCGCGTGATTGAAATTCGGCAGATGGAAATTCCTGAAAATGCTACTGAAAAAGAACGTAAAGAAATCAAAAAAGCTAAAAGTGCAGTTGCTCTGAAATCAGACCGCGAAAAAATTGAATTCGAAATGATGGATTTAAAAGAGCAACGGGAGTTCATGAGAAGAAAGGAGGAAGAATTAAATGGCCAATGATGGAGCAGTAGTAATTGACGTCTTATTAGATAGCGCAAAGGCAATGACTGAATATAATAAATTAGGGTCGGTCATGTCTGGAACTAGTAGCAAAATAGGCAGTGCTTTAAAAGCTGGAACAGCTGCAGCAATTGCTGGAACAGCCGCAGTTGGTGTTGCAGCTGTTGGAATTGGTAAGCAAGTTCTTGCCTCCTATGCTGATTATGAACAGTTAGTAGGTGGTGTTGATACTCTTTTTGGCAATGCTTCTAAAACAGTTCAAGGATTCGCTGATAATGCATATAAAACAGCAGGGCTGTCAGCTAATGCCTACATGGAAACTGTGACAGGCTTTTCAGCCTCTATGGTTGCATCTCTTAAAGGAGATACTGCAAAGGCTGCTGATTACTCTAATCAAGCAGTTGTCGATATGGCAGACAATGCCAATAAAATGGGTTCAAATATCGGTGATATTCAGAATGCTTATCAAGGTTTTGCAAAACAAAACTACACCATGTTGGATAATTTAAAGCTTGGTTATGGTGGTACTCAAGAAGAAATGAAGCGTCTCTTATCAGATGCCGAAAAATTCTCTGGGCAGAAGTATGATATCTCTAGTTTTGCTGATGTAACTCAAGCCATTCACGTTGTACAAACGCAAATGGGTATCACTGGAACGACAGCAAAAGAAGCGGCTTCAACTATCAGTGGTTCAATTGATAGTACAAAAGCGGCTTATGAAAATCTGATTACTGGTCTGGGTAGTAGCAACGCTAATATCAAACAATTAGTCGATAACTTAATGGGTTCTTTGACTAATGTTATTAACAATATTACTCCTATTATCGGAAATCTGATAACTGCATTGCCTCCCGTTATTACAGGTTTATTGGGGGCAATTGCTAAACTTTTGCCAACAGTATTCTCTACAGTTTCATCACTTTTTGGAACTTTGCTGACTACAATAGTGAGTCTTTTGCCAACAGTTATTCCTTCTTTTACAGCAGGAATAATTTCATTGGTAAACTCAATAATTACTATAATACCTAGTATTATTCAAGCTGGGGTTAATATCATCATGAGTTTAATGCAAGGTATTGTTGGAGCTACTCCTCAGCTTACCTCAGCACTTGGGCAAGCGGTTCAATCGCTTATTGGTACATTAGCTCAGAGTGGACCAACTTTAATAATGCAAGGAATATCCATGATAAACGGGTTAATAAATGGTATTTCGCAGCAAATTCCAACACTGATACCATTATTAACAAATGCTCTTCTTGAAATGGTAAATGCTTTTGTGACAGGATTGCCTATGTTGATTAATACAGGGCTTAAATTAATTTTAGCAATTGTTCAAGGTGTAAGTGCGGCTTTACCTCAATTAATTGCTAACTTTCAAGCTATGATTCCTCAACTCATTAATATTTTGATGATAAACATTCCTCAAATTATTGATACAGCCGTTCAGATTATTTTAGCTTTAATAAATGGATTTGTAACCGCACTTCTGTCAAGGGCCATCTAAAAATGTTGGTTTTGGGTCATTGAAAATGTAGGAAATGGGCCACCCAAATTGTTGGTTTTGGGCCCATCACTTTATTTACTTTTTGGGGTTTTGGTTTTCTTCTCACTATAGTCTTTCATTCTATAAGATTTTCCAGTAATAGAAATGACTTTAGAATGATGAACCAAGCGGTCCAATAAAGCATTCGTTAATTTCTTATCTTGAAGAAACTCAGACCATTGAGAAAGTGGGATATTCGTAGTAATCAACGTGGATTTCTTTTCATATCTCATATTAATCAGTTGAAAGAGAAGACTCGCTCCATCTCTTGAAAAGGGCAGATAACCCACTTCATCAATAACAAGTACATCATAATTGGCATACTGTTTTAATACTCGCTCTAAAGTTCCTTTTTGATTGGCTCTTAATAAACGGTCCACTAATTCAGTACTCATACAAAAGTAAGAGCTATAACCTTTCTCTAGGGCTTCTAAAGTGATAGAAATAGCTAAATGTGTCTTACCTACGCCACTATTGCCAATGAAGAGAAGATTCTCATGCTTATCTAAAAAACGTAAGGTATGTAAATCTAAAATCTCTGCTTTATTAATTTTCGGTTGAAACTGAAAATCAAAGTCCATCACACGCTTTTCATAAGGCAGATGGGCTTTTTTTAATCGTCTTTCCTGAAGGAGCGCTTCTCGTTCACGAAGTTCTTCACTCAAGAGTTCATGAAGGCCCTCTACTAAGGAAATATCCGCATGCTCATCTAAGAACTCTGGTAAGAGCTGACGCACACGATCGAGTTTTAAATGGTCCAATTGGTTGAGTAATTGATGATAAGTTGTCATAAGCGCTCCCTTCACAATAAATCGTAGGCTTGAAGATTCTCATCCACATAAGCCTCTAGTTCGTCTTCTTCAAGATGTTTGAAGACATCTGATTTAAGAATTTCAACGTAATCTTCACGGCGATAATTAAAGGGACGGTCGCTTAAAGGATGACGAGCAATCAAGCGTTGGTCACAATAGACTTTAAGGTCCTCTTGTTCTTTTTCACAGGTTACGGTCTGTCCAATATATTTAACCGGCACTGAATATTTACGCCCTTCAAAGATCACAAGTGCCTCTTTAGAGACTTTTCGAGTCAAAGGAACACTCAATTGACTATAAACTTTGAGAAGCTCTAAATCAAAAGCCTTGAGATTCAACGCCTCTTGGTCAAGACGTTCAGAAGGTGAGGTTCCAATCGCTTGAGAGATTTCTTTATGATTCAAATCTTCCATCAATTGTTGGACCAGTGCTTGTAATTCTTCAAGGTCTTCAAACTCATTGTTAAAGACAAGCAGGCGGTCAACAGTTCTCGCAAGCGCTTCTACTTTACCTTTGGTTTGAGGTCTGAATGGCCGACAAGCAATGGGTTTAAATCCAGCATCTTTTGCATACTGCCTGAATCGTTCATTGAAAACAACATTTGAGAATTGACTTTTAGAATGGTCCACCACTGTTTTCATATTGTCAAACCAAATTTCTTCAGGGACACCTCCGAATTTCTCAAAAGCGTGATTGAGACACTCAAAGAGTGTGGGTTGGAGACGGTCGACGGTCAATTGAAGATACTTCATCCGAGAGTAGCCAAGAATATACAGAAAGATATTAATCGTAAACACTTCACCATTGCGTGAGATCAGTTTTAAATTTTCTTTCCAGTCGACTTGAGCAGAAAGTCCAGGCGTTGTTTCAATTCGAATCGTTGCTTTATGTTTGCAGGATTCTCGAATCAATCTGGCATAGCGTTTGACGGTCGTATATGAGCCTTGATAGCCTTTTAGTTGGATGAAGTAGTAAATTGAGCGCACAGAGCAGCCAAGCTTGAGTTTATCTTCAATGATTGATTTATAGTTCTCAATAAGTGACGGTGGGACCCTTCGTTTTGAAGCTTCTTCAAGGGTCTTTTCTTTTCCGAGGTCATAATAACGTTTGACCGTCCGATAGTCACAATTATAGCGTCTGGCAATATCAGCGAAATTAGGTTTAATTCCAGTCATAAGATGTTCGGTTATACTTTCTAGGATGTCTTTTCTCATAAGGAAAAGCCTATCACAATTTTAAAGTTAACCTACATTTTCAATGGCCCGTTTCCTACATTTTAGCATGGCCCTTTACACGCACTTCCTCAATTAATGCAAATGTTCACGACGTTACTACCTCAAATCATTCAGGTAATAATGACAACTTTACCTCTTTTAGTTCAAGCAGCACTTCAAATAATTATGGCGTTGGTTGAGGGTATTACAACTGCTTTACCAATGCTGATTGATTCATTTACAGCATTAATGCCACAGCTCGTTACTATTATCATTGTTAATTTACCTACTATTATTCAAGCGGCTATTAAAATAATTCTTGCGATTGTTGATGGTATTGTTCAAGCATTGCCAACGTTAATTCCAGCAATTGTTCAGGTTATATTGATGATTGTTAAAACGATTATTAATAATTTACCATCAATTATTATTGCTGCTATTCAAATCCTCATCGCTTTGGCTAATGGTATACTTCAAGCAATTCCAAAAGTATTAGGTGCGATTGGAAAAGTGATAGCTGCTTTGATAGGAGCTATCGCTTCATCTGTGGGTGACTTCCTTAGCAAAGGTGGACAAATCATTGGAAGCTTTGTAAATGGTATTATTAGCGGCAAAAATCCAGTCGATGTTTTTAAGAATTTTATAAAAGATATCGCTGGGCTATTTGGACTAGATACACTTTATGAACAAGGCTCTGCAATCATTAGCGGTTTTTTTAATGGTTTAAAAGACAAATTTGAAGATGTTAAGAGCTGGGTAGGGGGCATTGGAGATTGGATTGCGAAACATAAAGGGCCACTTCCATACGATAGAAGATTGTTGATTCCTCATGGTGGAGCAATCATGGCAGGTTTGGACGAAGGACTTCAAGACAAGTTCAAAACAGTTCAAGCTAATGTCTCATCTATGGCCAATAAACTTGCTAATTCATTTACAGGGGAATTACCTTCTCTTGATAAAGCGTTGAATGCTATTGTCACAGGTTCTAGCACATTTAGCCAATCACAGCAAGCTAATTCAAATAGTTCTAGTCTTGCTTCGAAAGTAGATAGAATGGCAGATAAAATTGATGAAATGAACAAACGAAAAATCATCTTAAACGTCAACGGTAAACCTTTTGCCGAAGCTACTTATGATGATTTTAAAAAGGTTTCCGATAAAAAGACCACTATCGCAAATTTATTAGATTTTTAAGAAAGGAGAGTGGATGTTTAAAGTCAAATATGGCGAAGATTATTTAACGGACTATATTCGATTTATTAAAGTAAATCGGGGAGCAGGAACCGAAAACGATCTGTCAGTTGAAGATAACTCAGGAATTGGCTCTAAGGTAATAAAAACTAGAAGAAAAGCTAAAGAAATCTCAATGACTTTTCATGTTATTGATGGTCTTGATGTTAATGTTGTGCGAGAAAAACTAGGAAAAATTATTTCTACAACTGAGACAAAGCAGTTAATATTTAGTGATAATCCTAACTTTTACTATGAAGCTATTCTAACTGGAACTATCGAATACACCGATGACGGTTTTAATGCTGATGGGGGCTTTACATTACTTGTTCCAAGCGGTTACGCAGAATCAGTCGATACAAAAACGTTAAATAATGATAACTCAGGGCAGGAAAATGGAACCATCATAAACAATGCTGATAACTCAGTTTCGGTATTAATCAATAATAATGGGACATTGCCAATCTTTCCAACAATTAAAATCACACCCACCGCTGAATCAGGTTTCTTTGGAATAGCTGGACAGAATGTTCTTGAAATTGGGAATCCAGATGAAGCGGACGAAAAACGAAAAACGAAACAAACAACGATTGCGGATTTCAAAACTCAGTCAGATTTTGACGCGAATTTCGTAGATGCAACGGATTGGACTGCCTCATGGGAAACAAATATCTCACCTATTCCTAACAATAGTAAGCTGAAATGGAAAACGGACGGAATAAGGATGTCTACTTTTAGCCAAGCCGCAACTTGGAACGCTGGGATTCAACGGTATGATGTTCCTAAAGATAGCACACATCAATATCCAGTCAATTGGCATGCACAGTTCAATACATTCTTTATTCAAAGCAATGCAAGACAAGCTGGCCGCTTTCAACTTTATTTTTGTGATGAAAAAAAGCAACCGTTGGCCATGTTTGAAATTTTCAAAGGGGGAGCAGGTCAAAATGCAGAGCTTATCTTCTGGCTTATCGGTGGCGATAATAAGATGCATAAATTCGGAGGGGATAAACCATTTAATGCCTCGACAGGAAAAGCACCGGGAGGCATTACTTCGCTTTTTGATGCCGCTCATGGTGGCCAGGCAATTGTTAAACAAGGCAATAAGATTTCTTTCTATTGGAAAGGCGTGGCTTACTCTTACTTAATGGGTAATGCTGGCGCTCAAACTAAACTCGCTTATGTCTATGTTGTAGAAGCAAGTCGTCAGAATTATCCCGTTATTAATAACATGAGCTTAAAGTCGTTTAAATTAACGAATCTCAATGATGGATATATGGTCAATGTGGTCAATAAGTACCAACCTAATGACGAAATTATCGTTAATATGGATGCTAAAAAAATAATTGTCAACGGACAGGGAGCCAACTCTGACTACATCACAGGTTCAGATTTCTTTTCAATACCTGCAGGTCAAAGTCAAAAAATAGATATTGTCTATTCAAGTTTCACCACAAGCCCGCCTAAAGTTGAAATCAAGTGGAAGGAGCGAATCTTATAATGTTAATTTCAATTCATGACCGAACACTTGAACGTGTCGGATTTCTCAGTAATGATGATTCAGAAAGCCCTGACTTTAAAGATGACAACTTCCATCGCTATTTAGCACAAGGGACATCCACTTTTGATTTTACAGTTAATAAAATCAAGAATGGAGTAGTTCAGGATTACGTTCAACTGTTGAATGAACATGCTTATTTCAGCTTTCAGTACGAGGGTGAAGATTTTCTGTTTGATTCTGTCATCGTTGAAGAAGATGATGACAAAATTACGTTCAACTGTCTGACCCTTAATCTTGAAATGAGAAATGAGCAAGTCAAGGAGCTTAAGAATACAGCCACTCACAATATTCAATGGTACTTTGACCAAATGGGGCTGATTAATTTTTCGAAAATCACACTTGGAATTAATGAAGTTTCAAGCTATACCAGAGTCATTAATTACGATGGTGAAGATACAAAGCTCGCACGCTTAATTTCAGTCATTCAAAACTTTGATGCCGAATTTGAATTTGTCACAAAATTAAAAAGAGATGGAACGCTTGATAATATCACATTGAACATTTATAAGAAAAATGACAATGGCGATATCCAAGGGGTAGGACAAAATAGGAATGATGTCCTTTTGTCCTTTGGCGATAATATTTCGGGCGTTTCCCGCAAAGTTGAGAAAGCTCAAATTTTTAACTCTATTTATGTCACTGGGAAAGATGGCTTAAGCTGGAAAGATTCTGCTTGGTCGGTTACTAACTCCGAAGGGAAAGAAGAGTTCTATAAACGAGCAGGGGAGAGTTATGCTAAAGCTCCGCTATCTGCTCAGATGTTCCCCTCACAGCTTCAATCGTCAAGTGGCGATATATTTACCAACAAGAACGAAACTACCGAATACACCACAGTCAATGCAATGTGGGGCTACGCTTTAAGTCAGTTGAAACAATATGCTTATCCCTTAATTTCTTATGAAGTGACAGCAACCAGTAACTTGACGGTTTCAAGCACTGGTGATGGCACACCGCTTCATATTGGCGATACGGTCAGAATTCAAGATAAGAATTTCATTGATTCAGATGGAAATGTTGGCTTATTCTTGTCAGCACGAGTGAGTGAATTAGAAATCAGCTTTACCAACCCAACCAATAATAAGATTACTTTTTCTAATTACATCAAGCTTAAAAGTGAAGTATCTGATGATTTAACTGCTAGAATGCAAGAAATTATCAATGCTAATACTCCTTACCGTCCTGACATCACTTCTACCAATGGCTTACAATTTAAAAATGGAACAGGAACGACTACATTAGGCGCTCACATCTATTTTGGGTCAGATGACAAAGAAACGATTGCGGATAGTTACGAATGGTCGAAAGATGGAACAGTAGTTGCGAATGCTCAGACTATTACAGTTGATGCCAGCGGAGTTGCGGATAAGGCAGTTTATAGTTTTAAAGCGACGGTTGCGGGTAAAGTAGTCGCAAGTCAGTCGGTGACTATCACTAATGTTAATGATGGAACAAATGGACGTTCTGTTACAAACGTTTCTCAAAAGTGGCGTTTGACAACGACTACTGCAACACCAACGCAAGCTTGGTCAGACGCAGGTTGGCTCACTACTCAACCAACAACGACAGCTACTAATAAATATCTATGGTCGATTACTCGAACAACTTTCAATTTAGCACCTTTAACGCAAGATGTTATTGAACAAAAAGCAGTTTATGGTGATAAAGGCGATAAGGGCGACACTGGTAATGATGGAGTAGCAGGTAAGAATGGCGTTGGGATTAATTCTACAACTATTACATATACTACATCTTCAAGCGGTACAGTTACCCCAACGGCTGGCTGGACTCCACAAGTCCCTACTCTAGTCAAAGGTCAGTATCTCTGGACGAAAACAGTATGGACATACACGGACAATACCAGTGAAACAGGTTATTCAGTATCTTATATTGCTCAAGATGGAAATAACGGACATGATGGTTTTCCGGGTAAAGATGGCGTTGGCATCAAAACTACGACTATTACTTATGCACAAGGAACATCAGGGACAGAATCGCCAACGAATGGCTGGAGTAGTCAAGTGCCTAACGTACCAGCGGGGCAATACCTATGGACTAAGACTGTTTGGGATTATACGGATAAGACCAGTGAAACAGGGTATTCAGTAGCTAAAATGGGTAATAATGGAACACCTGGTCCGCAAGGTCCGCAAGGTCCTCCTGGAAGTAATGGTGATCCTGGTAAAACTGTTTCCAATACTGAGCCGACCACTCGATTTAAAGGCTTGACTTGGAAATATTCAGGTACGACTGACCTTACAGCGAGTGATGGAACAGTGATTAAGCCAAATACAGAATATTACTACAACGGCACTCACTGGATGATTAACTTTGTTGAAGCAAACCAAATAAAAGTCAATGACTTGTCAGCTATTTCTGGAACTTACACAAACGGGAGTATCAAGAATGTTACAATCGATGGCTCTGTAACCTCAACGATTTTAATTGAGAAAAAGCATATCCTATTTACTTTTTCAGATTCTTCACAAAATACAACCAATACTTTAGAGCTAGATAGCCAACAAGGTTATGCTAATACTTTTGTCGATAGTAACAGCGGCCGCACAAGAACTGTTCAAGCTAACTTTCAAGGCTTTTTCACTTCCGATACTGATGGGCCTAGCGCTCAACTCACCCCTTACGGAGTTTATGTAACGAATGGGCTTCAAACAACCACAGTATCACTCGGTTCTGGAATTAATGCGACCTTAGCTAAAATTGGTCAGATGTGTCAAATCTCTATCAATTCTAATAGTTCCAATGTTCCAGCTGGTAATGGGGTAGCATTGTCAGGCAATATTCCAGCCGGTTGGCGCCCAGCAATTATGACGCCCTTTGAAGTTATGATGTACCACGGAACATCTTTTCAACGTCCTTTACACATCACAATTGGAACGGACGGGAAAATATCCATCGTTAATGCATCGGCTTCAAGTTATTGGTGCTTTGGCGGAACAACTTATATGCTTGCATAGAAAGGTAATAAATGATTAAACAAAATTCAAAAACACAGAACAAAACAATTTACGCTGATTCAGTAGCAGTTGCTACATTTGATTCGACAATGCAGCCTGACGGACAAGCACAGTTATCACTAAGCATCATTGACCCTGAGAAGTTCCATGCTTCAGAAGAGGCTCAGAATGATTTTCAAGGTTGTGTTGATTCGGTAACGGCTGAGTCAAAACAAGTGATGACTGACAGAAGTAAATTTTAGAAAGCAGGGGTTATGGAGGAGCAAGCATGGCGAGAAGTGCTCGAACGATTAGCTCGAATTGAAACAAAGTTGGATAACTATGAAACAGTCCGGGATAAAGCAGAACGAGCACTTTTAATAGCCCAATCAAACGCAAAACTTATAGAAAAAATGGAAGCCAATAATAAGTGGGCTTGGGGCTTTATGCTTACTCTTGCCGTAACTATTATTGGATATATAATTACTAAAATACTTTAAAAGGAGTCCCAATGAGTTTAGATAATTTCAAAAAGCAAACTATTACATGGGATATGATTAATCAGGCATTTGAACAGCCTATTCAAATTATGGAGGGAGATGTCAATGCAAGAACGCTACTTCTTAAGATAACTGATAATGGTTCTGTACTTGACTTAACAGGTTATTCAGTAAAATTAACCTATCAATATATGTATAAATCTCAATCAGGTTTTATTATGTTGACTCCTAATGATATATCCAAGGGAGAATTCACGCTTATAATTCCTACTGAGATGACAGTATCAGGATTAATAAAATCAAATTTAATACTTCTAAACGAAAGTTTAGAACAAGTTATTGTCAGTAAGAATTTAACATTTATATCAGATGATTCTACAGTTACAGATTTAGCTCGAGAAGTGAATAATAAGATTGATGATTTTACAAAATTATTATTTGAAAACATGCCACAAGTGTTGCGTAGTGAGTTAGATGATTTAAATGCTCAAACTGAATCAAATAAGAGTAATATTGAGCTTAAAGCAAATTTAGCTGATATGACTAGCTTACAAAGCGCAATGACAGACCTAAAAAATGAAGTAGAAGCATTTGGTATTAGTCCTGAAAATTTAGTTACTATAAAATCGCTATTAGAAGCAATTGCAAGAAATGCAAGTGAATCGGAAGTTGTTGAGCTAATAAATTCAGTAAAGGTTTTAACAAGTAACATTTCTCTGATGAGTAACGGAGATTACTCTCCTAAGGCTAATCAAACGGATTTAGAAAATTTACAGCATACTGTTAATAATCAATCAGCGACTGTTTCAACAAAAGCCAATCAAACGGATTTGGATAACTTACAAGCAAAGGTGAATCAAGCTGAAACTGATGCCAAAACTGCAATAACAAAGGCTACCGAAGCACAAGCGAATAGTTTACCACTTAATGGCAATGCGGTCAGTGCAAGCAAATTGGAAACAGCTAGAAAACTTGGGGTAAATCTTCAAACTTCGGCGTTTCAAAATTTTGATGGGACTGCTGATGTAACTAATATTGGGATTGTAGGGGCACTTCCTATTGCAAATGGAGGTACTGGTAATCCAAGCGCTTATGCTTATGGATTAAATTGTAATATTAATACAACTGATTTTAGTTCTGGAATGAAGATTTATACTAGAGCTGTCAACACAAATCAAGCTAATATGTTTATATTGCAATCTGTATGGGCTAAAAATGCACCGTCAGTTGGTGTATATGTAGTAATTTGTAGCGTTACAAAGTATAATGCTAATGGAAATATGAGTATGACTGCTCTAGCAAATGGAACAATTTATACTGCGACAGTTCCTTATACTTATACTGAGCCAACTACAACTACTCAAGCCATTTATACTACTACGGCTACACCAAATTGGGTTAAAGTTTTGGATACAAATAGAAAAGGCATTGACTATGCTCAAGCACACCCGGTTGGTTCAGTAGTCACAAATAACTCAAATTTGTCATCAGGGTATTCTACAGGCAAATGGGAAAATATCGGTTCAGCAGTAGTTGGTTCAATAACAATATATTATTGGCAACGCACTGCATAAAAATATAAAAAATAGGAGAAAGAACATGAAAACAATTGATAAAGGCACACTTACACGTACAGTTTTGCTTTGGTTAGCTATCATTAACCAAATTCTAACAGCATTGGGTATTAATCCATTGCCACTTGACGATAATACTGTTAGCACTGTAATTACAACAGTTTTTGCACTTTGGGCTTGGTGGAAGAATAATGACTTCACTCATGCAGCCAAAAAAGGGACTGAACTTACTAAAAGTTTAAAAAATGGAGATAGTGTTCAAGTAGTTAAGGCATCTGATTCTGACCACGAGTTCACAGAAGGAGGCGAATAATGTCAAGTATTGAAAATATGATTGCTTGGATGCAAGCTCGAAAAGGTAGAGTCACTTACTCAATGACTTCAAGAATGGGGCCGAAATCTTATGATTGTAGCTCGTCAGTATTCTTTGCAATGATTGCTGGCGGATTTCTGTCAGCAGGTTCAATGGGTAATACTGAAACCTTATTTGGAATGTCAGGAACTAAACTCAAAGAAATCAGTCGTGGAGAGGTCCAGCGTGGCGATATCTTCATCTCAGGCACTCCAGGAGGTTCGGCTGGTTCAGATGGGCATACTGGTATTTTTCTAAGCAATGGCTCATTCATTCACTGCTCTTACACTCACAATGGAATTGCGGTTGATACAAATGATGCATATATGAGTACTCGCTTGCCACATCACTTTTATCGAATTGTTGGTTCAGGTTCTGGAAATACTGACAATAAGCCTCAAATGGTTACATTAAATGTCGATGGTCAATTTGGCAATGCGACTGCTAAACGATTACAAGAATACTTTGATACGGCTGGTAAAGACGGAGTAATCAGTCACCAGTACAAACAAACCTTTAATCAAAATATTTATGCGGCACATTTTGATTCATCACTGACAGGTTCAAACGTGGTAAAAGCATTGCAAAGATTTTTAGGAGTTGGCCAAGATGGACTTTTTGGTCAAGGGACTATTAAGGCATTGCAAAAACATCTTGGAACCACACAAGATGGTACTATTAGCCCAGTATCTGATTCTGTGAGAGAATTACAGCGTCGATTGAATGCGAATAAATTGTAAAATTATGCCTGACTTCGGTCAGGCTTTTTTTGTTTTTGAAAACTTAACATATTTATCAAAAAAAGGTGAACTTTAGTAACTATATAATAGTAGAAACTCTTTAAAAGGAGTTTTTTAGTTACCTTAATTGAGATGTTAATTGTACTAGCTATTATTAGTATTTTGATATTTCTATTTGTTCCAAATTTAATTAAAGAAAAATCACAAGTTCAAAAAACTGGAGAAGCGGCAGTTGTCAAAGTAGTAGAAAGTCAAGCTCAACTTTATGAATTAGATCATGATGATGAGAAGCCGAGTCTGTCAGAATTGCTCAGTGCAGGGATGATTACTCAAAAACAAATTTCTGCTTACGATAATTACTATGATCAGAATAAAAATGAAGAACGAAATTTTAATGACTAAAGCATTTACTTTACTAGAGTCTCTTCTAGTTTTGTTGATTACTTCTTTTATCACAACTCTTTTTTCTTTAGAAATAATACAAACAATCCATCTTTTTAAGGGAGAATTGTTTGTTCTTCAATTTGAAAATTTCTATAAAAGGAGTCAAGAAGATGCTGCACTGCTTCAAAAATCTGAAAGTTTAGTTGCTAAAAATCAAGAATTAATCTGTGAAGATAGAAGTATCACAATTCCAAAGGAGGTAGCAGTTAAAGATTTTACAGTTAAATTTGATGATAAGGGAGAGAATTCTAGCTTACAAAAACTCACAATTTCTTTACCTTACGAAAAAAAGTTCATCACTTATCAATTGGAGATAGGCAGTGGAAAATTTAAAAAGAAAATCAGTTAA